AATTATTGAAAGTTTTAAAGTAGTTGGTGAGGTTATTGGTAATGTTTTTAAAGGTGAATTTAGCAAAGCAGTTGATGTTGCTGGAACTTTTGGAACAAGAGTAAGTCAGGCATACACAAAAGCATATATTGAAGAAAACAATAAACAGGCTGCTGAAAGAGAAGCTAAGTTATTGGAGAGTATGATTAAAACCCATGAAAGAGAAGTTAAGTTAATTGAAGCACAGGGTAAAGATAGTTATGCAGCAAAAAAGAAACTATTAGAAGAAGAATTAAGGTTATTAGAATTTCAAAAAACTAAAGAGAGTAACGAGTATAAGGATAAATATCTTGAATTACAGATATTAGAGATAGAGCATCAAAAAAAGATTTCTGATATAAAGAAAAAAGCAGAAGAAAAAGCAACTGCTGATTTTTTTAACAATTTAAAATTAGAGTATGAAAAACAACAAGGCTTAAATCAAATTAAAGAAGATGCTGCTAAAATTGATGAAGATAGGAATAAAAAAACTTTAGAAAATGTAACAGCCTTTGCTAATAAAAAAATAGAGATAGCAACTTTTGATTCCGAAAAACAGAAAGAAATAGTTGCCGAAACAAACAAACAAATATTTAATGAAGAAATAGCTATAGCAAATGCAAGATTACAAGTTGCATCTGATATTACAAATGGCCTTACTGCTTTAGGAAATGCTTTTATAAAAGACCAAAAAAAGTTAGAAAAATTTAATAAAGCAGCTGCATTAATTCAAATTGGAATTGATACTGCAAAAGCTATCTCAGCTTTAGTTGCTGCTTCAAATGCTAATCCAGCTAATGCGGTTACTTTTGGAGGTGCTGGAATTGCTCAATTTGGGGCTGGACTTGCTCAAATATTAACTAATATTGCAAAAGCTAAACAGATATTAAGCAGTTCAAGTTCAGGATCAAGTACACCAACTTTAGGCGGTGGCGGAGTAATCCCATCTGCTGGAGGTAGTAATATGCCACAAACAAATGCACCTGGTGGATTTACTTCAGATGTTAGTGGTCAAAGAGTAACTAATCAATCAGGCGAGGGTGCTAACCAACAAGGTCAATTTAGAGTTTATGTATTAGAATCCGATATTACTGCAACTCAGGATGGGGTGGCTGGTATTAAAAGAAAAGCAAAAGTAATGTAATATTTATACTTACAATTATGAACACATATTATTTAGAAGTAAATGAGAATGATGAAACAGGAGTAACTGCTGTTGCATTCGTAGATAAACCAGCCATTGAATTGAACTGGAAGCAATTTAAAAGTGATTTTGTAGTTGAGCCAAGACATGGCGAAAGTCAAGAAGAATTTGTTAGTAGATGTATAGGTGTTGAAGTAGGCAATGGTAAAGAAACAGATCAGGCTGCTGCTATTTGTTATGCTAAATGGGATGCTAAATCATTTAGCTTCCAAACTACCGACAAAGAACGTAGAATTGTAAGCGGTGTATTGATGTTAGCCAATACTCCTATCTATAGGAGGGATGAACAGAATGGCGAATATAATGTGATTTTTACTCCAGATACCATTGAAAAAATAGTGAATAAATTTTTTAAGCAAGGTAATCAAGCATCAGTAAACGGAATGCACAATGCAGATTTTACTATTGATGGTGTTTACATGTTTGAATCTTTTATAATTGATAAGTCAAGAGGTATAAAAGCACCAGAGGGATTTGGTGATATACCGGAGGGCAGCTGGTTTGGTAGCTTTAAAGTAGAAAATCAAGATATTTGGGATAGCTACATTAAGACCGGAGTATTTAAAGGCTTTAGTGTTGAGGGCATGTTTAATCAATCACTTACAAAAGCTGATAATGCTTATAGTCAGATGCTAAATTTATTGGATGAGTTACTTCTACTGGCACAAAATAAATAATTAAAATACTTACTATTAAAGACAAATATCATGTCAGACAAAAACAATTTATTAATCGAAAAATTTGAACAACTTAAAAATGTGTTTACAAGCACATTCAGCAGTCAATCTGCAGAAGTTGTATCAGAATCTTTTGCAACTGTTAAAACAGCTGAGGGGGTAGAATTAACCATCGAGGGTGAGTTAGCAGTAGGCTCAAAAGTTACAATGCAAGATACCAGCGGCCAATTAGTACCAGCACCGGAGGGGGCGCATACGTTGGAAGATGGAACTGTTATTGTTATACTTAATGGGGCTATCTCTGAAATAAATCCAAAAGCTGAAGCCCCAAGTGTTGAGGTGGAAGTAGAAAATAAAGGATTGGATTTTACAACACAAATTAATACTATTTCTGAGGTATTAAATTCTTTAACTGCAAGAATTGAGGGTATTGAAAAAACAGTAGCTGCTCAATCTTTTGCTAAAGTTGAAGATTTAGAAAGCATCAAAGAAGTAGTTACTAAGACTTATGCAGTAGTTGAGGGGTTAGTAAATACTCCAGCTGCAACAGTTGAAAATAAATTTAGCACTAATAAACGTGCAGATAAAATAAACGAATTAAGAAACCTATTAAACAACTAAGATCATGTCATTTGTAGTATCAAGTTTAACAAATTATACTAACGAGCAAAGCAAAAAATTAATCGCTGCCGTTCAGTTCAAAGCAGAAACAGCTGCATTAGCTGCAATTCAAACAGGTGTAAAGAGTGCTGCTGCTTTACAAATATTAACAGTTGATCCGGTACCTCAAGATGGTGCTTCATGTGGATTTAACGCATCAGGTACAACTACATTCACTCAAAGAACAATAACAGCTAAGGCGGTTAAGTTTGAAGAGATTATGTGTTTGCGTGATTTAGAAGCTAAATGGACACAAATTCTTTTAAGAAACGGTCAAAAATATAGCGAATCTGATGTACCATCAGTTATTATTGATGAGATTACTAAGAAAATCATGGCACGTTTAGAAACTGCAGATTGGCAAGGTGATACTGCTTCTGGTAATGCTTATATCAAAACTTATGATGGTTTAGCTAAGATTATCAAAGCTGCTTCTGGAGTAGTTGCTGCAACTTCTTCTACAATTAATGAAACTAACATCCGTACAATTATGCGCGATATTGTTTCTAAAGTACCAGATGCTTTAAAAGGAAACCCTGAATATACTATCTTCTGCGGTTATGATACTTACACTACTTACTTAAATAAGATTAGTGCTGACAACCATTTCCATATGTTTGATGCTTCTGTTTATGGTGAAATGCGAGTTGAAAATTCACCTTATAAATTAAAAGCAGTTCATGGATTAGATGGCACAAATGAGATTTATGCTGCTTTACCATCTAACTTAGTATTAGGTGTAGATATGGAGGGTGAAGAAGAAAAAGCTGCATTGTGGTATTCTCAAGATGATGACAATGTTAAGTATTCATTCCGTTTCCGTAGAGGCTGGCAGATTGCAATACCATCAGAGGTTATTAAATACGCTAACACTTAATTAACTAATTAATTTAACCTTAAAGCCCTCACCACCATAATGGTGGGGGTTTTTAATTAAAACATAAAAAACATGCCTTGTTTATTAACATCCGGATATACATTAGACTGCGCAGATAGCGTAGGAGGTATAAAAAAAATATACATCACAGAGTTAGCGAATAAAGCTTCGATAACTGCTGCAAGTGGAATTATAACAGCATTTACTTTAAGTGCTGGTAAAAAATTCTTCACTTATGAATTGCAAAAAGAAACTTCAAACTTAGTAGAAAACATCACTCGCAATAGTGTTAATGGTACTACATTTTATGAGCAAGTATTACAATTTACTATTCGCAAAATGGCTGCATCATTAAGAAACGAGATTAAGTTATTAGCACAAAATAACGTAATGATTATAGTATTAGACCGTAATGGCAAATACTGGTTATTAGGTGAAAACAACGGATGCGAGATGACTAATTCAACTGCTGCTACAGGTACTGCAATGGGTGATTTTAACGGATATACTTTGAATTTTCAAGGTATGGAAGAAGCACCATGCCAGGAAGTAAGCTCAGGATTAATCGCTGCCTTAACAGCATAACAAAAGTCTTTATCGTAGTTTAGGCTTTTAGCCCCATGTCGATGGCATGGGGTTTTTTTGTTACATAATACTATTGATTTATACTTACTAATATGATACAGATAACAAAGGGAACTACTAATAATGTGGCATTAACCTTAACAGAAAAATGCACATTAACAAGCCCATATTACTTATTTGTTTTTCAATCAGATGAAACAAGGAATTTATATAAGTTTATCGCTGCTGATACTTCTACCCATCCTGATAGGTATAATTTATTTGCTATTGTTGAAACAGATAGCAGTCCTGATCCTTTGGCTGGTGAGATTGAGTTGCCGATTGTTGGATTTTATAAATATAAAATTTATGAGCAAACCAGTTCAACTAACTTAAATCCGGCACTTGCAACTGGAATTGTGGAGGTAGGTAAAGTACAAGTAATTGACACACCAGCAGCAGATGACAAATTAAATAATACTAATAATATTAACTACGTTTATAATGAGTAGAGGTTTAAAAGGCGAATATAAAATTAGCCACATAGCATTTGAAAATCACAAAGTACCAGAATTTAAAGAGGTAAGGGGTAAAGATATAATTCTGTTTGGTGATAATAATTTATATCCGCAATACTTAATTGAATTAGTTAATAGGTCATCTAAGCATAATGCTATTATAACTGGTAAAGCTGCATTTATAACTGGTCAAGGTTTTGAAAATTCAGAAGATTCAGCTTTGCAGTCTTTTATAAATAACACTAATGGAGAGAATTTAAACAAGGTATTGTATAAGGCTGCATGGGATTTAGAGTTATTTGGTGGCTTTGCTTTACAAATAGATTTTGGAATATTGGGTAATAAAATTGCTTTAATTAGCCATATTGATATATCTAAACTAAGAAAAGTTAAAGATGAAAGTATTATACTTTATTCAGATAATTGGGCATTAGGAAGCAGAGCAGAAAAGATAACTTATAAAGTTTGGGATGCAACTGCTAAAAGAGAGGGTACTTATATTTATTATTTTAAGCAGTATAGAACTGGCATAGAAACTTATCCAATACCTGAATATATTGGTAGCATAGCAGCTATTGAAACAGATGTAGAGATAAACAACTTCCACTTAAATAATATTAAGCAAGGTTTTGCAGCTGGTATGATGGTAAACTTCAATAATGGAGTACCTAATAATCCAGAAAAGCAAAGAGAGATTGAACGTAAATTAAAAGCTAAATTTCAAGGAACTGATAATGCTGGTGGTGTAGTAATTAACTTTAGCGATAGCCCAGAAAAGAAGCCTGATATTTTACCACTTCAGCCAAGTGATTTAGATAAGCAGTTTGAGCAGTTAAGGAAAGATACCAACCAAGAAATATTTACAGGTCATAAGATTACAAGCCCTCAGTTGTTTGGTGTTGATGGCGAAAGTGCATTTAGTAGAAATGTTATTAATGATGCACAGGAAGCATTTCAAGTTAATTACATTACCCCTAAACAGACATTATTAGAAGAATGTTTTAACTATTTAGCTAAGATTAATGGAATAGTAACTGAATTAGTTATTGTTAAAAACAAAAGTTTAGGTATAGCCTTTAGTGAGCAAACTGTAGTTAGTGTAATGACTAAAGAAGAAATAAGAGAGCATTTAGGTTTACCACCATTAGCGGTTAATGTAGTAGAACAATCACCAGATCAGGCGCAACCTCAAGGAATGGTTAATGACCATTTAAAAGGATTGACTGGCAGACAGACACAGAATTTAATGCGTATAGTTAGAAATTATGATCGTGGTAAGATAACTAAAGACCAGGCATTATTAATGATTAAATCAGGTTTTGGATTGAGTGATGAAGAAGCATTGACTTTTTTAGGCGAAACAAACGACCAGCAGTTTAGCATTGATTTATCAGCTGAGCAAACTAAGATATTACAACTATTAGATAAGGCCCCAATGCTGGATGATAAACAGCTAAGTGTTTTATTAAATATACAAATTGAATTTATTAAGCCATTAATTTTAAGATTAAAAGAATTAGGATTAATTGAAGAAGTAAATATAGCTGGTGAACATCGCAGATTATTAAGCGAAGCTGGTGAAAAGTATGCAGAATTATACTCAGGTGATTTTACTTCAGAGGTAATGGATGACAAGAGAAAGTTAGATATATTTATGTCATTTGGAGAAGAATTTACAAAAGATAACTGTTATAAATTTGCTTCTGAATTTGAATTAACTCAATTAGATAAAAGCATTTTAGCAAGTATTAAAGGTAATAAAAGATTAGATATATCAGCAATTTCAAGATCATCTAAAGTAAGTGAATCAGATATTAATGATAGATTAGTCGCATTAAAAGATGAGGGTATAATCAATATCAAAGAGATTAAATCTTATGGCATAACGGAATTGGAATATAAGATAACCGATAAGGGTAATTCTATTTTTAAAGATAGTGAGCCTAAAGTAAAAATGATTGAGGTATTTTATAAGTATGGCAAAAATCCAACGGTTAAAGGCCCAGCAGTTATTGATACTACAAGAGAATTTTGCAGAGAAATGATTAATGCAACTAATACTGATAATAATAAATTTAAGTTATTTAGCCGCACAGATATAAATAAATTAAGTAATGTATTAGGTTATAATGTTTGGGAACAGCGAGGGGGGTATTATCATAATCCTAATAATAATACTACTACACCATACTGTAGACATATTTGGCAACCTGTTAAAATAGTTAAAAAATGAGTTATCAAATCTATAACGATACTGCAACACTTAAAATAGTTGAAAATGGCGCAACCAGAAACCTTGCTAAAGCTGTTTGTGGTGTTAGAGATTTTGGTGATTATATTGTTTTTAGCTATAATGGTGATAACGATTATTTAAAGATATTATATTCTGATGTAACTGTACCATCAAGCGCATCAGCAACCGCATTGAGAAATATCATAAATGGATATTTAACACAAACTATATCAACTACTATAGATACAACTGGATTAGCTACAAGTTCAAAGCAACAACAAATGATAGCTTTATTGCAACAATTGGTTAATTGTAGTTGTAATACTCAGCCTTGTGGCTCAAATGGTTATGTTCAAACAATTTTATTAGCGTAATGGAAAAAATAATAATAGGTGTAGGTTATGGCTCATATAGTTTTGATGCTGCTTTAAAACAAGTTACGATAAGCGGTGTTACTACTGTTACAATAGAGCAATTTTTATTAATAGTTAATGTAACTCAGGATACTGTTATATATAATCCTACTTGTACTGATTTAGGTGGTACATTATCGGGTAGTGTTTTAACTTTAGATTATGATACTACTTTATTTAATAATGCAGATGATTTACAAATTCATTTTGCATTAAATACAACAACGGATAATTCTCCAAGTCTTTTAGCTACTGAAGCAACATTATTAGATATAAATGAAAATTTAACTGCTGGAATTATAGTAGAGCCAGTACACGATGATATATTAGGTGTTGCGGTTAGTGGAACAAGAAATAATCAAATAGAAGTAAGCTTTGATACTGCGTTTGATAGTTCGGTAGTAACTAATACAAATACAAGCACAGGTAGCGCAACAATATCAAACGGACACGCATTATATTCAACAGGAACAAACGCTAATGGTACTTCTAAAGCGGTTTCAGTTATTACTTTAAATTATAGACCAGCGCACGAGGAATATATTTATTTTACTGCTGCTTTTACAACTCCAACAAGTGCAAATTCAAACCAACAATTAGGTTTATACGATGCAAATAATGGTTTTTTTATAGGGTATAATGGTCTTAATTTTGGTGTTACTAAAAGAACAAGTGGTAGCGATACTTTTACAAATAGAACAAGTTGGAATACCGATTTACTTACAGGATTAGCAAGTAGTAAATTTACACGAAACGGAACACCAGAAGCAATTAACTTAACTTATTCTAATTTATTTAGAATTAGATTTGCGTGGTTAGGTTCTGCTTCGGTAGTATTTGAGGTGTTTTCTCCTGATGGGAAATGGGTAATTTTTCACACTTTAAAAGTTCCAAATAGCCAATTAAACCCATCCATAACAACTCCTAATTTACCGATAACATTAGAAGTTCTAAAATCGGGTGCAGATGCAACCAACTTAATTGTTTATACTGCTTGTTGGGCTGCCGGTACTACTTCAAACTATTCTAAAATAACAGATACTCTTACCGATAATACTTTAGCTAATTTAACGCGTTCTGTTATAACAGGTAGAGCAAGCAGCGGAGGAGGTTCATATTACAATGTAAAAGTTAATCCAAGCGGTTCATTACAAACTTCAATAGGTAGTATAAGTGGAGTAGTAGGACAAGATACGATGGCTAATTCATTACCTGTAACTATTGCTTCAAACCAAACAGCAATACCTATAAGCGATAATGGAGGTAGCGTAACTGTTGATGGTTCAGTAACTGTTAGTGGAACGGTAACTGCAAATACAGGATTAAGTCAGCCATTAACTGATGCACAATTAAGAGCCTCAGCGGTTCCAATATCAGGAACAGTAACTATTACTCCAAGTGGAACTCAAACGATAACAGGTAGTGTTTCGGTAAGCAATTTTCCAGCTACTCAACCAGTAAGCGCAGCGAGTTTACCACTTCCAACAGGTGCAGCAACATCTTCAGAACAAACAACATCAAATAATTATTTAGCGGCTTTAAATTCGCTTACACCAACTCAATACGACTATATTAATTGTAGTTATACGAGTGGTAATTTAACAGGAGTAGTTTATAAGTCAGGTGGTAGTGGTGGTACAACAGTATCTACACTTACACTTACTTATGATGTAAACAATAATTTAACTTCAGTAACTAAAACATAATGGCACTAAAGACAGTATTTAATCCGTTTACAGGTCGTTTTGATATGATACAAGATGTTGCGGTGATTGACACTACCGTAACTTTTGACTTTGGTAATGAGGAAAATAAAGCAGAAACAACCGTAACAAATAGTTTATTTAGTAATACTATTTTAGCTACAAGCATCTTGCCGGTTGATGAAAATGGAACTACATTTGCAAGTTTTGACGATTGGGTTAATAATGGAGTAAATGCAACTGTTATAAGTATTTCGGGTAATAATATTAATTTAGGCGCAATAGCTAACAATAACGCAACAGGAAACTATAAAGCAATATTAAAAACAACAATTAAACTATAATAAAATGAGTACAAAAATTCAAGGCGGTAGTAATACTTCGGGTTTAGCAAACGTAACAAGTGATTACTCTATAAATGCAACATTAGAACGAGACGCGTCTAATAATCCAAACTCAGTATCATCAGTTAAAATTTATTCAGAACTTGATGACGGTTCAAATCTAAACCCTGCTGGTGATGTATGGTTAGCATCTCCAGAAGTTGATAGTGATTTTAGAACAAGAATAGCGGGTGAAACTTTATTAGATGTTGAAACATTTAACTATACTGCTCAAAACACAGGTAAACATTCAATATCTACTTCTACATTTACTTTAGCTTGGTCGGCAGCAGGTTTGAATACTAACTCAGGTTCATCTATTGCTACTGGAAGTTCTACATTATCTACTTATAATGAATTTCCATTATTAGGTTCAACAAATCTGTATTGTGAATTTACAGGAGGTTTAAACACCGCAATGTTTGCCAATTCAGTTGTAGATATAGGATTATTCCGTAAAGGTGGTGCAACACCTTTTGCACCTACTGATGGAGTATATTTTAGAATTACCTCTGCTGGTGTAAATGGGGTTATAAATTACAACGGTACAGAAGTTCAAACAAATGTATTTACTAATTATGTTCCTGCTATTGCAGATAAATCAAGATGGATTATTTCAATTACTGAAAATTCTATTGATTTTTGGATTGATGAAAAATTATTTGGAAAATTATCTAAACCTCAAGCGACTGGACAACCATTTCTTAGTTCTACATTACCTTTTGCCATAAGACACGCAAACACTTCACCAACTGCTTCAGCAGTACAATTTATTCTAACTGATTATTCAGTTAGTTTGGGTGGTTCTATTTATCAAAGAAGTTTAGGTGAATTAGGTAATGCAGCTTATGGTTCTTATCAAGGCTTATCAGGTGGTACTATGGGC